TGCTAATACAATCAGCAACAGTATCAAAACTTACTGCACGACCTGTGCCCACATTCCAAATACCAGACTCTTTTACGTCAAACATTTTTTCGTGTACACGGCATACATCATCTACACAAACAAAGTCTCTTAGATAGTTTTCTGAGTTTTTAAAAAGGTTGAATTCACCGTTTTCTTTTGCTTGTTTTGCAAATTTATGTACAGGTGATGCTTGGTCTCCTTTGTGATCTTCTCCTTGGCCATAGACATTAAAGTAACGAAATCCTTGAATAGTAATTTCAAACTCGTCTATAAATTGATTAATAAATCTATCAAACAAATACTTTGACCATGCATAAGGAGATTTAGGAAGCAATGGTCCGTCTTCTTTAAAATGTGTAGGAGTCCAGTCTCCGTATACACTTGCACTTGATGCATATTGTAAATTAGTGCCAAAGTTTTCGCATACTTGTGCTAGACGTACACTAAATTCAAAATTTTGTTCTAGTATTTGATTTACATCTGTGTAAGTAGTTGAACTAATTGCACCTGTATGTATACACCAATCATAATCTTCTGTGCTAGGAATAATACCAGGTTGCCATTCCCATCCTTCTACATCATGTCCTTGACGCTGTAAATACATTGCTAGATTTCTTCCAATAAATCCTTTGTATCCAGTTATTAATATTCTCATTTGCTATTCTCTATAATTTGTGTTGTTGAATATCCGTCTACTGTAGGTATAATATGCACATCAGTTAAATCATGTCCTACAACAGTTTCAACAGTATAATCTCCGCCCTTTACAATTAAGTTAGGCTGTATATGTTTAATTAACTCATAAGGAGTATCTTGTTCAAAAACGTGAACTTCATCTACCCAAGGTAGTATAGATATCTGTTCAACACGTTTTTCTATATTGTTTATTGGACGGTTGTTGCCCTTTAGACGCTTTACACTTGCGTCTGAATTAAGTCCAACTACAAGTTTGTCGCCTAAGCTACGTGCTTCTTTTAATAAATTAAAATGACCTGTGTGCATAATATCAAACACACCGTTTGTAAAGATTACACGTTCTTCAATATCACTGTGTGTAAGTATATGTGTACCTACGTGCTGTACTGCACGTCTAGATCCTTTAATAGCAAGTTCTAAACATTGCGTATAATCATAATTCTTAGCTAAACCGTATACAAATGCAGCCAAGAAACAATCGCCTGCACCAGTAACATCTGACACTTCTACTTGTGCAACTGGAAGATTATAATCAACACCGTCTATACTAGCAACTACATTATCGCCAGCGTTAGTAGTAACAATATTACCTTGCCACTGACAAAACCCAAACTTAGTAAATTCACTATTGTTAGGTTTTACTAACCATGCGCCTTTATATTGAGTCGCATGTTCTTTAGGGTCTACAATGATCTTACAATCAAACTTATTAATATGTTCAATAATTCTTAGAGAATCGTCTAGTACACCTTTGTTATAATCGCTTAATATTACATAATCGTATTGTGAAAAATCACTACGTAATACATTTTTTAGCACAGCAGTACCGTCTGCATCTTTGTCGTCATCTATACGTGTAATATAATGTCCGTCGCATATTATGCGTGTCTTAACACTATGTGGTTGATTAGTTTCAAATAATGTAACATCAACATCTAGACTTTTAAGATTTTCATATACAAGTCCTGCCCCGCCAATTGTTTGAACTTCGCGTTTATATGTTACAACAGGAACTGGCGCTTCGGGACTAATACGTGAACTAGTACCGTAGATATATTTGTCGATGATTATGTCACCAAGAACTAAGACTTTCATAACTTTATTATACTTTCTTTTAGGTTATTTGTCAAGAAGATTTATAGTTTGAAATACAGTTTCTAGTTTATTTAGATTAACTTTACTTTGTAAAGTATTACGCAGTCCATGATGTAACGGCTTTGGCCACTTAGTAAAACTACACCAAGCATAACCATCGTGTTCGTTATTAAGAGTAGGAATAAATTCGGAATGTACTACACAAAGATAAGTATGGAAATAAAATTTATTATCTGCACTTAAAAAACTTTCTAAGGGAAGTGTTTTTTTGATGTCTGGTAAAAATCCTATTTCTTCTTCAATTTCTCGTTTAAGTCCTTCGAATGGAGTTTCAGCAGCTTCGTTAGTGCCTCCGACTAGACCCCACATGTTATTACGTTTGCCGTTAGCTCTATGCAGGAAAAGAAATCTATTAGTATCTAATGTGTAAAATAATGCTCCACTACATGTAATCATATCTGTCATACATATAGTTAGCCAGTTAAGTCAATCCTCCATGTACCAACTGGATAATCACCATCTACTGACTTTAACCATTCATTATCTTTATATCTGTATTGTGTACTAGTATTAAGATTTGTAGTATATACTGTTTTTGTAGATTCACTAGCATCAAATACAATTGACCAATTGTTACCGTCCCATTCTATAATGTCGTTTGCACTAGCAAAAAATCCTGTGCTATCGCTATTTTTCCATGCTGCTGGATATTCTGTTGCATCTGGGCTACTTAAATCGTCTAGTAGTAATAATCGCAAGCCGGCTGTTTTAATAGATGTAGGATTGTAATTCAACGGATCGATAATATAATCAATACTAGTTCTATTAGCAATAATAGTGTCTGACGGAAAACTATCAGCATCCCAATTTACGTTAATTATAGTTTCATCAAAAGGATTAAGGGTAAATGTACCAGTTGCTGTACTATCATTATCAATGCTTCTAAAGAATACTCTAGATACATCCGAAGCATATGTTCCTGGAAGTGCTATAAATATTTCTCTCCAGTTTTTAACTCCAACGGCTCCATTTGACACTAATCTTACAGTATCACCATCTACGTATGCTCCAAATGTATTAAAGTTTACGTTAGCTGTCTCACTTGAAATGTCAGTATTTGCTTTGCGACCAAATCCAGTTTCTACTGTACCAGGCTTAGCAAAGTCGTCGTATTGATTTATTTGAGGAGCACTTATACCAGTATCAATATCACCTCTCGATTCGTCAAACATTGAAGTAATAACATTTGTAATGACGCCCATTTTTTTAACTTTAGTAGGCGGACTAATATATATTGGAATACTAAACGTAAGTGTTGCTATATCAATTTCACTATCGACACCTACAGGAATACTTCGATTAGACCATGTTACATTCTCTAAATTTACAACAGTTATACTAGTCCAGTCAATAAAGTTATCAGTAGTTTGCATTTCTAAACTAGGATTGAATAATACTAGTATTTGCTCTAGTAGTTGTAGTTTTTGATCAGTATTACTTGCCCAAATATCTGCATTTAATCGCATCATATAAGGAGTTGGTATTAATCTTTCAACTGTATAGTTTTTGCCTTGATAGTTAAGATATTCTTCGTTTTCTGAATCATATGCACGTTCTCTTATATTTGTTTTGCGTGTATAAGTAGCATCAGCCAAACGATCTTTATCAAGTTCTAATCCAGTTAAGTACACAGCTATTCTAGGTACAGTTGGAAGTTTATTTTCACTGTTTTCTCTAATAATACTTGCTACCTGTCTAGTTAAATCCCCGTAAGTAACTGGGACGTCTTTAACTGCACCTTTACCATCTTTCACTGGAAAGTTACTTAGTATGCGCATCATTTGCGTAGTGTATCTTCTTATTTGGCCGTCGTAAAAATGTAACATTAATTATCCGCCGTTGGTTTTTTTGGCCTAAGTGCCTTTGATAGACTTTGTCTTTCTTCAACTTGTTCGCCGTCTATATTACTTGTTGCAGTATTGTTGATAAACGAGGACTTGTAAGTTCTGCGTTCTAGCGTATTGCTTAGATCCATTCTTAAATTGTCTTCTATCTTTATCCAACGCAAGCCGTCAAATTTAAACATTCTATTTGGAAAAAAATCTGTACGCAAAAAATAATCTCCGTCTGCATTATCTCTAGGAAATTGTATACCAAAACCAAACGGAGATCCATTTGGCGCATTGCCATCGCCGTAGTTAACAAGGTATCCTGAATATCCTGCTCTATCAGGTCTGTCTGCTATTTCATCTGCATTAATGTTAATGTTGCTTGCATCTAAGTCAGTTTCATCTGCTGTTTGTAGTGCAATATTGCCGTTATCGTCAGTTGCTATAGAATAATAATGACTAGTGTCAAAACCACTTTTAGGAGCGTCTGCTTCTGCTTGTGCAACTACTGCACTATTAATTTGCATTTCTTTTTCATAAGTAGATAATACATCTCTTAATGTTGTATCAGAATCTTCTGATACAGGAAGATCAAGTATTTCTGCATATTCTTGTCCGTCATAAATTTGTTTTAATTTTAGTCTATATAAATGTGGATACCATGTTTGACTAAATCCTTCTGCGGCCCGGTTTACATCCTCTACAACATAAAACCGTTTAAGTGAAACATCGTAATCATTTAATGCATATTCGTCTTTTAAATGCGGCAATTCAATTACATCGCCGCTCATAATTTTTCTGCCTAATGTCTTTACACTGCTATTAATCGGTATAGTCATAAACAATGTATCATTACTTAAAAATAACCCAAATTGTGATAGGTCAAAATCAATATCCTGTACATTATAAATGCCGCGCATTGTATAAACATCAGGATCGTATTTTCTATCTCTATTTTCTAAGAATAACAAATCTTGTATATTTGTTTCTTTAACAGCATCGTACTCAGGTTGTACAGCACTACGGTCATCTGCACTAGGTGTATCAGTACCTAAGTATTTGTGTATGTTAATATCAGTGCCGCCAATGGTAAACATTTCTTGGATTTGCTTGTCCAAAAAGTAATAGTCATTGCCGCGTTCGGGTTTATATAATGATAGTCTTGGCATATACATATTTATCGCCAACGATAAATACTATTGGAGAAACTCATATGGCAGATTTAGCAACACAAAAACAAGAAGTATTTGATTATGTTAATACTTTCCTCGGCGGAGGAATGGTAGACGTTGAATTAGATCCTATTCATTATCAAACTGCATTAACTAAAGCATTAACAAAATTCAGACAACGCAGTGATAATAGTGTTGAAGAATCATATATGTTTTTAACAACAGTAGTAGATCAAAACGAATACGTACTACCGAGTGAAGTAATCGAAGTGCGTAAACTATTCCGCAGGAGTATTGGCTCAAGGACCGGAGGCGGAGACGGCGGCAGTATGTTCGAACCGTTCAACTTAGCTTACACAAATACATATCTATTGTCTAGTAGCAAAATGGGCGGTTTAGCAACATACGATTTATTTTCACAACATCAAGAGCTGGTAGGTAGGATGTTTGGGTCATTTATCGAATTTAAATGGAATACCACAACTAAAAAATTAACACTATTACAACGCCCAAGAGCTGAAGAAGAATTGCTGCTATATGTTTACAATTATCGTCCTGATGCAGAATTACTTAGTGACTATCTAGCTGTGCAATGGATTAAAGATTATACATTAGCAGCCTGTAAATATATGCTAGGTGAAGCACGTTCAAAGTTTGCTACTGTTGCTGGTCCACAAGGTGGTTCAACACTTAATGGTGATGCACTAAAAGCAGAAGCACAAGCTGAAATGGAAAAATTAGAATCTGAAATATCATTACAAGTAGGCGGCGGCGTTGGCTACGGATTTTTAATCGGATAAAAACACTTGACAATATATTAAATTTTTGTTATAATATAAATTATATTATGTGGAGATTTTATGTTACCTAAATTATTAGTAATTGGCCATGGTCGACATGGCAAAGATACAGTTTGTGAAATACTAGAAAAAAATTACGGTTATAGTTTTGAGAGCAGTAGCCGATTTTGTTCAAAACTTTTTATCTTTGATATGCTGAAAGACAAATATGGTTATTCTAACGAAGAAGAATGCTATGCTGATAGACACAATCATCGTGCTGAGTGGTATGACGCAATCTGCGATTATAATGAAAGAGATGCAGCAACATTAGGTAGAGAAATATTTAAAGAACATGATATCTATTGCGGACTGCGTAACAAACGCGAATTCTTTGCTATGAAAAATACTAATGTTTTTGATTATGCAATTTGGGTAGATAGATCAGATCATTTGCCGCCCGAAGCAAAAGATTCAATGAGCTTAGAACAATGGATGGCAGATTTTACTATTGATAATAATAGAGACTTAGATCAATTAATGTTCAATACATATCAGTTAATAGAACATCTAAAAGTCCGGAGTTAAATCTCCTTGCTTCCAGCGTATACCTTCTTTTTGCACAATGCGTTGACAATTAGCGCATATAGTTTTTAAATTATTTGGTCTACAATTTTCTAAATTTCCGTCAACATGAAATACATTAAATTGTTCCGGATACTTAGATTTAAACCCACATTTTTCACATACAGTTTTTTTAACGTATCCTCTTTGCTCCCATAAAGGAATACCGTGTCCTGCACCATTGCGTAAACATTGCTCGCATTTTTTACGGTAATATGTCCTACCATCTTTCTTGTAATTAATAGCAGCCGGTCTTTTACCGCATACACATAAAGGTCTCATACTGTATTTAGCTCACCTTTTTGGTACCTTTTTTAGGTGTGTATTGCAGGTGTTTTATTAATTAAATGGTAAATATACATATAGAACAACTAGTCATCCAAATAGGAGAAATAACATGGCATTAGTATCACCAGGCGTAGAAGTCAGTGTAATTGACGAATCATTCTACACCCCAGCAGCTGGCGGCACTGTACCTATGATTTTTGTAGCAACTGCTAGTAATAAACTTTCAAGCAGTGGCACAGGAACAGCATCAGGTACAACTAAAGCGAACGCTGGTCAACCTTACTTAATCACCAGTCAGCGAGAGCTTGGTGAAACATTTGGCGATCCATTATTTTATAGTGACGCCTCGGGCAATA